ACAAGGTTCTTCAATCTGATGGATCTTACAAGTGGGAACTTGTAGAACACGCTTCTGAGGTATCAGCAGAAAAACCAAAGAAACCTGCAAAGAAAGCAGTCAAAGCTGAAACTACTACAAAAACATCAACTGAAAAGTAATTTATGGCAATCGAAGAAAAAGTAATTCAGCCTGAATCTGTGACTCCTGCTGAACAGCCTGTGGCTGAAACTCCTTCACAACCACAAGCACCAAATCTTGATTCTATAAAAGCAGAATATGAAGCACAGGTAGCTGCTGCACGAAAAGAAGCTGCTGAAGCACAGGAAAAGTTTCAGGGAATTAAGGGTAAATTAGACGAAGTTTACAAACAAAGAGAAGAAAAACGCACCAAAGAATTAGAAGATCAAGGTCAATGGAAAACTCTCTGGGAAGAAGCCAATAAAACTGCCCAAGAAAAAGAACAGAAGATAATGACTTTATCTCAACAATTAGAAGAAATGAAAACTTCCAATGAAGTTGCTTCTACAAAAACAACAGCACTTGCAGCTATAAGTAATCTTGGTGCGATTAATGCAGAACAAACCTTGTCATTATTACAAGGAAAGTTACAAAAAAATGCCGAAGGTAAAGTAGTTGTTCTTAATGGTGGAGTTGAACAGGATCTTAATACTTATCTCAGCAGTCTCAAAAATCCTGGTAGTGGTTGGGAACATCATTTCAAACCAAGTTCTGCTGCTGGAATGGGAGCAAAACCAAGTCCAACATCTAACGCTGGTGGAGGTCAAGTTAATCCTTGGAAAACGGGCAATCTCACTCAACAAATGATACTATTAGAGCAAGACCCACAGCTTGCAGCCGTGCTCAAGCAAGAGGCACAAAAATAGTTAGTTTCCGTGAAACTAATCCCCTTGTCCGTGACTAGGGTATCGCAAAAGTATTTAAGGTAAATCTGAATGGCTGCTCCGTTTCAGAATTATTCTGGCGGTGTCCTATTAGCGGACATCGTTAAAAGAAATAATCTTAGCACTTACGTTTCCGAAGCTATAAAAGAGCGTAGTGCATTTATTAAATCTGGTGCTGTTGTGCGTAACGCACTTCTTGATGCAACAGAAGGTGGAACAAGAATACAAGTTCCAGAGTTCAACCCAATCTCTCCAACTGAAGAAATTTTAGATGGAACAGCAACTTGGGGTACAAGTAATGCTGGTCATTTAACACCACAAAAGATTGGCACAGGAACACAGATCGCAACTATCTGTCATAGAGGTTTTGCGTATGCTGTTGATGATGTAGCTGTATTAGCTGCTGGTGAAGATCCAATGGGTCATATTAGAAACCAGATTGCAGATGCTATCAACAAATTAAATTCAGCAAGATTATTCAGTCATCTTCAAGGATTATTTGGATCTGCTCTTACTTCTAATCATTTAGATTTAGCGAAGGCTGCTGCCAGTGGTGCTGACGAAAGTAACTACTTAACAGCTTCTACAGTCGCAAGAGGTAGATCACTTCTTGGAGAAAGAGGAGAAGAACTAGATACTCTAGTAATTCACCCATCTGTTGCTTACTATCTATATCAGGTTGGTATGTTGACATTCTCTACTTCTGCACTTTCTACTGGAACAGGAATCCAGTGGGGTGGCGGTGGTGTTGGTATCACAGAAAGAAGTATTGGTCAATTTGCAGGAATGAATGTTGTTATTGACTCTCAAGTTAATACAATTGCTCCTGGTGCATCAGGTCATCAGACTGAGTTTTTCTGCTATTTAATTAAGTCAGGCACAATCCTTGAAGGAGAGCAATCACCATTAGGTATTGAATCAGATAGAAACATTCTTTCTAAGCAGGATGTTATGTCTGTTGATTACCACAGTGCTTATCACATTATGGGTACTAAATGGGTTGATGCTGGAGACAACCCAACAAATGCAAACTTAGCTACAGCTAACAAGTGGGCATTAACATATGATGCGGACTTAGTTCCCATCGTACGTTTAGTAGTTAACTCACCTCTTGATACTTCTACTATTCCTTAAAACTATTGAATTAGTAATCAGAAACCTCATCAAATATTGGTGGGGTTTTTTCTTTACGCTACAATAAAATTAAATCACTTTATTAATCGTGGCAGCTACTATAAATGCAACCATAAAAGATGCTAATGCTAATAGTTATGTAACTCTTTCTGAATCAAATGACTATTTTGATACGTCACCAGATTCTTCAACTTGGACTAACAAAACAGACGATCAGAAGAAGAGAGCATTAATATCTGCGACAAGATGGATAGATACTTTGGTGTTCTATGGAGATAGATGTGATGAAGGTCAGGCTCTTAAATTTCCAAGAAATAATTATCAGGTTGATGGAGTTGAGTTGGCTTGTTCTACTATTCCTAATAATATTAAATATGCACAATTTGAACTTGCAAGAGCTTTAGCAAATGATACTGATGCTATTACTGGCACTACTGGTAAAGATGGAAACTTTAGTGAAGTTAAGTTAGGAGATATACAGGTTAAATACAATACTGATAGTCAGGGCACTGGTTCTGTTAATAATATTCTCGATGTTTATCCGTGGTTACAAAGTTATTTGGGAGCTTATTTGTTGGGTGGTGCTGGTAGTTTTCAACTTAGAGTGGTGAGAGGATAATGGCAGGACAATTAGACTCAGCATTTAAACAAATTGCAAAACAGGCTGTAGCAGATCTTGGTAGTTCTTTCGATTCGACTATTACTTATACAAGAAAAGCATCTGGAAGTTATAACACAAGCACTGGAGCTTATACGACAAGTGATACTACGTTTGCTGATATAAAAGTTCCAGTTGAATTTGTAAGATCAGAAGAAGATTTAGGCAAAGAAATTAGAGAATTTAAAACTTATATAACACCAGATTTAATTGGTGACAATCAACCAACATTAGATGATGAAATTACATTAACTTACGCAGGATCAACTAGAGTCGCAAAAATAGTTAATATAAGTTCATTGCAAGGTGGTCAAAGCTACTTGTTCACAATTCTTGGAAGATTCTAATGGCTAAATCAAGTACTGCTTGGTCTGATGAGATAAAAAGAGTGCGTAAAGGTTACAACGTAGATTTAAATCGTTTTATTAAATTTACATTAAGAACTTTACCTGGACAGAGTCCTAAATATACAGGTTTTTTTGCTTCAAGTTGGCAAGCTAAAACATATAGAATTAGAGCAGATCAGGATAGAATACAGCCGTGGATAAATATTAATACTAGAAAGAGAAAAGATCCTGGAGTGCCAGCAAGAGTTGAACCAAGATTTTATCCTCCAAGTACAAGATTTAAATTTGGAGATTCAATATACATTGGTAACAGAGCTAGTTATGCAAGACAGGCTTTAGGTTCTGCTGATAATCAAATTTTAAACTTTTTTGAAGTTGGTATTAATGATATTATTAATCAATCATTTAAACAGACAAAACTAAAATTAGCTACTGGACAAGTTTTAAGTGACGATGCAAAAGAGGCAATTAGTTCTGGTGACATTGATCCAAGAAATGCACCAGCATCAGGAGTTAGATATAGTTCAACATGACTTTAGTTAACGCAAGAGCAGCTTTTGAAAAAGCAATTACTGATGCAGTTGCAGCAGCAGATAATACTGTCATAATGTCGTATGACAACGTAACATTTACAACTCCTGGAAAAACTAAAAAATATATAACTACTTCAATTATTTTTAATCAATCTACATTCCAACCTCAAGGTGGAGCAGTTGATTACTATGTTGGTTCAATTCAATGTAATGTTTATGTTCCGAAAGGTAAGGGATCATCTGTTTTATCAACTTTAAGTGAGGCAGTAATTGATGGATTAAGTTCAATAAATGCTTCCAATTATTCAGATCCTTTTTCTTGTTCACCAAGAGTAGGAGAAATAAATGGTCCTATTCCTGTAGAGATAGAAGATCGTTCTCATTTTTTAGGGATTATATCTTGTGCTTTTTCTGCAAATAGCTGATATAATTCATATATCTATCTAATATTATGACAAGAGCAGTTGATCTTTTGAAAAATAAGTTTGGTGTAAGCCAACTTTACAAATTTAATCTAAAAGATGAAAATGGTGAAGTGCAATTAGCAGTTTATTGGCATCCATTGACCATTGCTGAACGTGAAATGATTCAGAAAAAAACAGGTAGTGAAGATACAAACGATTTTGCTTTGCAATTAATGATAGAAAAAGCATTAGATAAAGATGGTACAAGATTATTTCAAGACGGAGATAAAGCCTCATTAAGAAGAGAGGTAAATGCAAATGTATTACAGGAAATACAATTAGCGATGTTGCAATCTGGAACAGATCAGGAGGTTGACGAGGCAAAAGCCGATTTAAAAAGTTAATCCTGATTGGAGATTTATTTATTCTTTAGCAAATGAATTAAAATATACGGTTAGTGATTTGTGTAATAAATTAACTGTAGAAGAAATGGTAGGTTGGGCTGCTTTTTTTGAATTAAAGTATGAAGAGCAAAAAAAAGAACAAGATAAAACACAAATGAGAAGCGTTATACCTAAATCAAGGTAGAATAGAATATATCCTTGATAATTAGGTCGAAATGTCAGAAAAGACGATTGAGTTAGTTATAAATACGAGTCGTGGTGAAAAGAATTTAAAACAGATAGAAAGGCTTGCACAGAGAGTAGAAAAATCACTAGGTAAGATAAGTAAAATAAAAATAAATGTAAAAACAGATCAAGCACAGAAAAAACTTAGTGCCTTAACAAAAGAAATTAATAAAGGAAATAGAAAAATTGAATCTTTTTTAAATACTGCAAATCCTGGAATGAGATTTTTTGGGAACTCAATAGCAACAGCAAGAGATAATTTATCTTCTATAAGAAAAGCCTTTGATGCTGCTACAAATGCTGCTGATAGACAAAATGGTGCTACTGCATTGTTGGCAGGTAATTTTAGAAAATTAAGAATGGAGGCTGTTGCGTTTGCACAAGCTAGTGGAGCAGATCCATCTAAAACAATAGGAAATGTAAGTGCAAGATTAAAAGAAATACAACAATTTCCTAGAACAATACTTGCTGGTAATGAAGCAATGAGTTTGCTCAAGCGTATGCAAGAGATGACTATTGTTGGATCAAAAGAATTTTTAGAAGTAAGTAAAGCTATTGGAGTTCAGTTAGGCATAAATGCAAATATACAAAGTCAGGCAGCTAGAGCAGCAAAACCAT